TGCATAAATGAAATATTATGATATAATATAAGGAATCTACAATATGGCGAATACTACATCAGCAAATTTAAAATTAACTGTACAAGCAACTGGTGAAAATTCAGGAACTTGGGGTCAATTTACAAACACAAATTTATTAATTTTAGAACAAGCAATTGGTGGTTATGATGAAGTTGGAATTACTTCTGGTGCAACTTTAACTTTTTCAAATGGTGTATTATCTAATGGTAAAAATCAAGTTTTAAAATTAGTAGGAACTATTTCAGGAAATGTTAATGTTACTATTCCTGATTCAATTGAAAAAACATATCTCGTAGAAAATGCTACAACAGGAGCACACACAGTAACATTTAAAACTAGTTCTGGAACAGGAGCTACATGGTCAACTACTGATAAAGGTTTTAAAATTTTATATTCAGATGGAACTAACATTGTAGATATCACAGCTGATTTAGGAGATGTTACTCTTGGTGCAGTTACTTCAGGAGCAATTACTGCTACGGGAAATATTGTACCAGGTGCAAACGATACCTATGATTTAGGAGCTTCAGGAAATGTATGGAGAAACATATTTACAGGAGACTTACATTTATCTAATGAAGCAAAAGAACAAGGAAATATTGTAGACGGCACTAAAGGAAACTGGACTCTTCAAGAAGGTAATAATGATATATTTATTATTAATAATAAATCAGGTGAAAAATTTAAAATAAAATTAGATAAAGTTGGAGATTCATAATGGGAGTCGTATCATGTGGAACTACAATGTTAGACCAAGGAGTCTTTAAAAACATTGGCTCTGTTACTTGGGACACTACAGCTAAAACTTCAGGATTCACTGCTGTAAGTGGTAACGGATATTTTTGTAATACTACATCAGCAGCATTTACAGTGACGCTTCCTAGTTCACCATCAGCTGGTGATATTGTAGGTATAAAAGATTATGCAAATACAGCAGATACTAATGCAATCACCATAGGGAGAAATGGATCTAATATTCAAGGTCAAGCTGCAGATTTTCAAATTACAACAGAAGGACGATCAGTATTTTTAGTTTATGTTGATGGAACAAAAGGTTGGTTAGTAACAGGATCAGCTAAAAATAGTGACATTTCTGAAAATGTAAAATTCGTAACAGCTTCAGGTGGTAATGCAACAGTTACTGTTGGTGATTTTAAAACACATATTTTTACAGGCCCTGGTACTTTTTGTGTATCATGTGCAGGAAACCCATCAGGATCAGATACAGTAGAATATTTAGTAGTAGCTGGCGGCGGTGGCGGCGGCGGTGGCGGCACTGAACCTGGTAATAAATATTTAGGCGCTGGCGGTGGCGGAGGCGGTGGTTGGAGATCATTCACTGCTATTTCACCTTCATCTCCATCAAATGGTCCAGCAGCTTTACCTGTTTCAGTACAAGGTTATCCAATTACAGTAGGTGCAGGTGGTGCTGGTGATCCTGCTGCTAGTAGCGGTGGAGCTAGAGGAGCTAATTCAGTTTTTTCAACTATAACGTCAACAGGCGGTGGTGGAGGTGGATCTAAATGTACTCCAGCACCTGCTTGTGGTGCTAATAAACCAGGAGGATCTGGCGGTGGTGGAGCTGGTCAACCTAATCCTTCACCTCGACAAACTGGAGGAACAGGTAATACACCTCCTGTCTCCCCACCACAAGGATTCAATGGAGGAACAGGTGCTAGTAGAGCAGCTGGTCCAGAAAACTGTTCAGGAGCCGGAGGTGGCGGTGGTGCAAGTGCTGTAGGAGGAACCGCACCAAATTGTAGTATACCAGGAGCAGTAGGTGGTGATGGACAGTATATCCCTTCTCCTTTCATAGGACCAACAGCACCTAGTTATGGTGAAACAGGTCCAGCTGGCAGAGTTTTTGCAGGCGGAGGCGGCGGAGGAGCGGGTGGTGGTCCACCAGTCGGGCCCGCTGCAGGTGGTCTAGGAGGCGGTGGAAATGGTGGTGCTCAACCTATTGATCCCACATCTGCAACAGCTAATACAGGCGGTGGTGCAGGAGGATCACATGCAACTCAACCAAGATCGTCTGGAGGTTCTGGAATTGTTATGATAAGGTATAAATTTCAATAGGTAAATATTATGGGTGTAAATTCGTGCGGAACAACATTATTAGATAACGGAGTTTTTGAAAACATAGGCTCTGTAACTTGGGATACAACTGCAAAAACTGCTGGTTTTACAGGAGTGGCAGGTAACGGGTATTTTGTAAATACTACAAGTGGAGCAATCACAGTAACGCTTCCAGCATCTCCAAGTGCGGGTGATGTTATTGGAATTAAAGATTATGCAAACACTGCTGATACAAATAATATTGTAATAGGAAGAAATGGATCTAATATAAATGGCGATGCATCAGATTATGCAATGAGTGTAGAAGGTCTTTCCGTATTATTAGTTTATGTAGATGGTACTAAAGGTTGGTTGTTAACAAATGCATCTAAAGCAAGTGACATATCAGAGGGACCAACTTTTATTACAGCTACTGGTGGAACTATAACTACAAGTGGAGATTTTAAAATTCATACCTTTACATCACCTGGAACTTTTTGTGTTTCTGCAGTCGGTAATCCAGCAGGTGGACCCAATAATGTAGATTATTTAGTTGTCGCTGGAGGCGGTGGCGGTGGTGGTAAAGGTCAAGAAGATGTTGGAGGTGCTGGTGGCGGTGGAGCTGGAGGTTTTAGAACAGGTTTTCCAAGTCCAGCAGGTACAACTCCTGTTAGTGTTCAAGGTTATCCAATCGTAGTTGGAGCAGGCGGTGCAGGTGGACCAAACGCACCAGGCCCATCAGGTTCTCCAACAAGAGAAGGAACTGATGGCTCAAATTCAAGTGGTGTAGGAATAACATCTGCTGGTGGTGGTGGCGGTGGAAATTCTGGAGGAGCTGCTCCAGGAGGAAAAAATGGTGGCTCAGGTGGAGGTGGAGGACCCTCTGCAGGCACTGGTAATACACCTCCTGTAAGTCCACCACAAGGAAATAATGGTGGAACTAAAGTTAATAACAGAGGCGGTGGAGGTGGTGGAGCTAATGCTGCTGGTACAAACGGTGCTCCTTGTGCTGCTGGCCCTGGAGGTGCTGGTACAGCTAATTCTATTACAGGTTCTCCTGTCACAAGAGCAGGCGGAGGTGGAGGTGGTTTATATACAACTCCAGGAAGTTGTGCTGCTGCTGGAGGATGTGGTGGTGCAGGTGGAGGCGGTGCAGGAGCTATTGATGCTAATGCAACTTCAGGAACAGCTAATACTGGCGGCGGTGGCGGCGGAGTTGGTGGTCCAAACACTGGAACTGCAAGATCAGGTGGATCTGGTGGTAGCGGAATTGTAATAATAAGGTATAAGTTTCAATAGGTAAAAAATTATGGGAATAAATTCAAACGGAACAACATTAATAGACGGAGGTAATTTTCAAAACATTGGTGCAATTACCTGGGACACAACTGCAAAGACATCAGGATTCACTGGAGTTTCAGGAAATGGATATTTTGTAAATACAACTTCTGGAGCTATAACTGTTACACTACCCTCATCACCAAGCGCAGGGGATGTAGTTGCTATTGCTGACTATGCAAACACTGCAGATACAAATAATATTACGATTGGTCGTAATGGTTCTAACATTCAAGGAACTGCAAATGATTTTATAATAAATACAGAAGGTGCATCTGTTTTATTAATTTATGTTGATGGAACAAAAGGGTGGTTACTAATCGACGCTGCACAAGCAAATAATATTACTGCTCCACAATTTGTAACTGCAACTGGTGGAACTATTACTACTTCAGGAAATTGTAAGATACACACTTTTACAGGGCCAGGAACTTTTTGTGTTTCATGTGCAGGAAATGCATCTGGTTCTAATAAAGTAGATTATCTTGTAATTGCAGGTGGTGGCGGCGGAGGTACAGGTTGTGATGGCGGTGGCGGTGGCGGCGCTGGCGGACACAGAACTACTTTTCCATCTTGCGGAGTAGGATCTAATCCAATTTCTGTTCAAGGTTATCCAATTACAGTTGGAGGCGGAGGAGCAGGAGGGCCTGGTCCAGGTTGTAACAAAGCATTTGGAACAGATGGATCTAATTCAGTATTTTCTTCTTTCACTTCAACAGGAGGTGGTGGAGGAAGTTCTAAAGGTTCTGACGGTGCAGGAAGAACAGGAGGATCTGGCGGAGGTGGAGGAGCTTCTCAACCAATTCCAGGAGGAGCTGGCAATACTCCTCCCGTTAGTCCACCTCAAGGAAATCCAGGAGGGTCTTCTCAACCAGCAATCGCAGGTGGCGGTGGTGGAGCAGGAGAAGCTGGAAATACAGATGGTCAAGGACATGGTGGAGACGGTACAGCAAATTCAATAAATGCATCACCTGTTACAAGAGCTGGAGGTGGCGGCGGCGGTGTAAGAAGTTTAGATCCAGGACCTGCTGGACCAGGAGGAACTGGCGGAGGAGGAGCTGGTGGTTTTGGTACAAATGGAACTAATGGTACAACAAACACTGGCGGTGGCGGCGGTGGAGCTGGTAGAAATCCATGTGTTGGTAACAATAATGGAGGAACAGGTGGATCTGGTATTGTAATTATAAGATACAAATATCAATAGTTGATTAAGAATTAAAATTAATATATAAGGAGAATATTATGGCACATTTTGCAAAACTAGGATCAAACAATAAAGTTATTCAAGTATTAACTTTAGATAACTCTAATATGTTAAACTCTGATAACCAAGAAGATGAGTCAGTAGGACAAGCTTATTTAGAATTACATAATAATTGGCCTGCTCAAATGTGGATTCAAACTTCATATAATACTCAATCTAATCAACATAAAAATGAAGGAACTCCATTTAGAGGAAACTATGCAGGAATAGGTTATACTTGGGATGAAGATAACAATATTTTTTGGCCACCAAAACCATATCCATCTTGGGTAAAAAATACCACAACTGCAAATTGGCAGTCGCCAATAGGAGATGCTCCTGCATTAACTGCAGAACAAGAAGCTCAAAACACTCCACCAGATGAAAATACTGAAGCTACTCATGCTTGGAAGTATGTTTGGAACGAAGACAATCAATCTTGGGACTTGACAAATTCTAAAGCATAAATTAAAAATGGTGGTGGTATGCAAAAGAAAGTATTATCAGAAGTAAGTTTATATTTTGGTGATGTTGATATGCCTAAAGGTTGGGATATTGACCGAGATAAATTATCAGGCGACATTTTACAATCATCTTTTACAAATAGAGAATTTCCATTTTCAAGAACTTGGGATATGTTGAATACCTATATTCGAGAACATATTGGTGTTGAGTATAATATAAGTTTAATTAATAAAAATTCTTGGGGTGATATTTATAAACCAAATCAAACATCAAAACCATTATTAGATATAGATCCAGTTGATCTTAGAAACTCACCAGATTTTACATTACTGTATGGTGTTAAAGTTGATAAGTGTTGGGTTCGAATACATTATGAAGATAATAGACGAAAGGGTAGATCTTGGGATATAGAACTTACTAACAATAAATTTATTATGTTCCCATCTACAAATATGTATTATGTTACAAATGATCAGAAAGACAGTTTAAATTTTGTTCAAACCATAACTTATGAAGATATCTAATTATTATTGGTATTTTCCATCAGTGCTTACACCTAGATTTTGTGATGAAGTTATACAATATGCTAATGCACAAAAAGAAACAATAGCTGTTACAGGTGATTTTGGAAGAGGTAGAGATTTAAACAAAGAACCTTTGAATAAAGAAGAAATAAAAGATTTAAAAAGAAAAAGAAATTCTGATTTAGTATGGTTAAATGACACTTGGATATATAAAGAACTACATCCATATGTACATGAAGCAAATAGAAAAGCTGGTTGGAATTTCGAATGGGAAAGAAGTGAATCTTGTCAGTTTACAAAATATAAATTAAATCAATATTATGATTGGCACTGTGATAGTTGGGATAAACCGTATGATAGAAAAGATCCTAACCATCCAGAGCATGGAAGAATTAGAAAACTATCTATGACTTGTCAGTTAACAGATGGTTCAGAATACACAGGTGGTGAATTAGAATTTGATTTTAGAAACTATGACCCACATATGAGAGATGAATCAATACATAGAGTGCAATG